TGAACCAGACAATCGAATCCCTCAAGAATTATCTTGACGACTGAGGGCATCCTTGCTATACTATCCGAGTAAATCCCCCGAATCCAAATCAATCCGAGGTAATCCAAATGTCTTTCGCAGACCTTAAGAAGCAATCTAAGCTTGGCTCCCTGACCGCGAAACTGGTCAAGGAAGTCGAAAAGATGAATAACAATGGCGGTTCCAGCAGCGATGAGCGTCTCTGGAAACTGGAATGTGATAAGAGCGGCAACGGTTATGCCGTTATCCGTTTCCTCCCCGCTCCTAATGGTGAGGACCTTCCCTTCGTGAAACTCTACAGTCACGCCTTCCAAGGTCCTGGTGGTTGGTATATTGAGAACTCCCTGACCACTCTGGGTCAGAAGGATCCTGTTTCCGAGTACAACACGATGCTGTGGAACAACGGCACCGACGCAGGTAAGGAAGCAGCCCGCAAGCAGAAGCGTAAACTGACTTACATGGCTAACATCTATGTGGTCAAGGATCCTGCTAATCCCTCCAATGAAGGTCGTGTGTTTCTGTTTAAGTTCGGTAAGAAGATCTTCGACAAACTCACTGCTGCTATGCAACCTGAGTTTGAAGATGAGGAAGCAATCGATCCGTTCGATTTCTGGCAGGGTGCTAACTTCAAACTGAAGGCAAAGAACGTTGCTGGTTACCGCAACTACGACTCCTCTGAGTTCGCCCGCCCTGATGCTCTCCTGGACGACGATGACGCCATGGAAGCGATCTGGAAGAAAGAGTATTCTCTTGCTGAACTCGTTGCTGCTGATCAGTTCAAGTCCTATGATGACCTGAAGAAGCGCCTGGACTATGTGCTTGGTAACAAGGGTACTCCTCGTCTCCAAGATCCCGACGAGGGTGAAGAGGAAGAGTACACCCGTGGTTCTTCCCGTGAACTCACTGAAGATCTCCGTGATGAACTGAATACTCTTCAACCCACTCGTACCGTTTCCTCTTCCTCTGATGAAGATGAAGATGATGATGCAATGTCCTACTTTGCACGTCTTGCCGAGGAGTGAAATCTAATTACCACATAGACCGTGTGAGTAAATCCGAAGCCGCAGAGTTACTTCTGCGGTTTCACTATCTTAAGGACTTTTCTAAAGGATTTAAGAGTGGATACAACTACGGTCTGTATGAGAACAATGATTTCAGTCCACTTAACATCGGTGGTATCAAGGGAGTCTGTGTTTTTACTGGACTCCCTGTTCCAGAAGTAGCAAAAGGAGCATTCGGTCTAGAACGAAATGAACAAGAAGGTCTCTTTGAACTTTCACGACTTTGTATTCACCCTGACACACAGCAAACAGAATATAATATCACTTCCTGGTTCGTATCCAGATGTATCAAACAGTTACGCAGAGAGACTAAAGTTAGGGCAATCATTTCTTACGCTGATAGCGACTTTCATGGTGGTACAATTTACCGCGCTTGTAACTTTAAATATTGTGGGCTTTCAGACGCTAAAAAAGATTTCTACTATGCCGACGGCACCAAGCATTCACGCGGAAAAGTAAAAGGTGCTGAGGGAGAATGGAAAGATCGCTCCCGCAAGCACCGATACGTTATGGTTTTTGATAAGACTCTAGAACTCTTATGGTAAAGTATTTCTAGTATTCTCTGTTCTTATCAGTTTATCGTCTTGATATTGTGAAGACTTATCATAAACCATAATATTTCTAAAATCATTTAAGAACTGTTGTAAGTATTCTCTTTTCAATACGTATATTGTTCTCTTTTCGTTATTTCTAACAACTTCATAATCATAGTTTGATATTCCAGATACTGGATTTAAAGTTGCAGTTGGATCGGCAGAATTTGGAATTGTAAAAGTACTATCAACTACTTTTCCTGCTGGTAAAATAACTCTATTCCTAGAATCTTTAACTTCTGTTGTTTCATAATGGTGGGTATCATTTAGATACTCACCATATTTTTCTTCGGAGTATTTGTAGATTTGGTAATCTGATAATGGCCATTGATCTCTGACGTTTACAATACCAGCAGTTATAAGAACAACCCAATCTAAACTTTGTTTTCCATATAACTCTTCAGCAACTACTTCTGGTCTATACCCATCGGGTATAACATACTTGTTGAAGAGGGTAAAAACATTTTGTAGATCATCACGAAGTTTTATTCTGCGAAATAGGTTTTTAGCACGAACATATTCATCAGAAGAAACTCTGTGATTTAATGGTGACTGATATTCTAAGTCTGGTAATTCTCTAAAGTAATACATTTTAGAATCCTACTCCTGTAGTTCCTCCCGATTCAGCATCATCATAATCTTCAGCATAAACTGGATTCAGTTCTTGGAAAGAAAGTGCTAGTTTCATGTGTACTGGAGTTGCATCACTATATGTTGCGTAAGTTCCTGATCCAGTATAATTTACGCTCATATTAACCAAAGCCATTGGTTTAAAAGTATTCAAGAACTGGTGTTTGCTTGGTCCAGTTTTATAGGTCAACTGAAAAACTCTTGGTGATTTGATGAATATTCCTTTTTCATCTCCAGATGTTGTGGTGCTAGGAGCCATGTTTACTTTCAGTTGTCTAATTATTTTTTTGATGGTGTCTGCTTCATCTTTACTTCTTGGTGCGAGATCAAACTCAAAATTAAATGATCTTAGTTTGACTCCATTGAATAGAAGTTCAGTATTTGGATTTAAAATTTGACCACTAGACCTTGCTAGAATTCCTTCAAGTGATGTATTAGCACCAAGAAGATTTACTGCTTTTGATGCAAAAAACGCTGATGATAAGTTTTGTGCTTGCCCACTTACCGCAATGTCTCCAGCTGCTGCTCCTGTTCTTTTGAGTGCTTCTATAGTTCCCTTAAAGAAATTATCGCTTTGTATAACATCTTGACCTTGACCAACGCCAAAAGCAGCAAGGCTATTTAAACTATCTTCTCCCCATCCGACAGCATTTGTGTCTTGAATATTTTGTGGTATTGGTAAGTAAATAAATCCTTCTATATTGGATTTTTTTAAAGTTTCACTCGATGTTGGTTGTCTTTGTATACTTCCGCTATTAAATCCTGGAGCTTTATATTCTTTTACTTGTATTTCAAGATAGTCTGTACTTTTTTCTATTTGCTTAAGTGGATATCTTAAGTTAAATTTTTTTGGTTTATCTTGAGATTGTGTATTACTGGTTCCGTTGGTATTTGCACCAGTGCTCGATCCAGCACTTTCACTAGGGTTTGGTGCAGGATTTTTACCTCCAACATTTCTTATTCTATCTTGTATTTGAGAAGATCTTTCTCTCGGAGATAAAACCATCTAATTATCTCTTATTGAATCTTACATTATTAAGTATTTAGCGCATTCTTTTTGATTTAAAGGGTAATGCTTGTAAGTCTTTAAACTCTTCCCTATTCACTTCATATAATTGTCCAGCAACTTCGTCCCAGGTATAATTTCTTCTTTCTTTCCAGTGATAGTTTACTCCCCGAAATCCCCAGGTAAAAACATCAGTGACTACTACTAGTGGATTTTGATCATATTCTAAGTTTGGTGTTTTAGCATTGTAGATAAAAACATAAGCTTTTCCTACGTTGGGAACTTTGCCGCTTTCTTGGAGATTATCAATTATCTCAAGCATTAAATCATCTGGATCCTCAATTCCAATCAAATCATCTAGTATTGGTCTTATTCTATTATTCTTAGCATCATTTGGTTGGTTTCTTTCTTTAAGAGTTTTTCTTGGCATTACTTAATACCTAATTCGTCTTCTGTTAGAACTTTAAACTCCCACATTCTATCCTTACAAAATTCTTGTGCTGCTTTCCACTTTGCTTGGTTTCTAGCATACTCGTAGACTTCGTAGATATATCCTTTCGTTTTCTTCTTTTGAACTTTTGGTTCAACTGTTTGCTTCTTTGGTTTGATCTCAATAATATATTTTTTAATCTGCCCGTTTTTTTCTCTTGCCTTAATATAAAAGTCAGGAAAGTATCTATGAATTTTATTGTCGATAGGTGAACGATAAGGAAGGGCAATTTCCTCACTTCCCCACTCAAGAATGTTTTCATTCAAATCACAATAGACCATGAATTTTCTTTCCCAAAGAGATCTATAAATGATGTTAGTTGGATCTCCCTTATACTTCCTTGGGTGAGATGGGCTATATTTTCCCTTATATGACATCTAAATAACTAATAATGTAAGACTCGTATAAGGTATTTAGAGTGCCTAGTCCTAAGAAAATATCAGAATTCAAACCGCTATTCACCAATTTAGCACAATCTTCACACTATCAAGTTTACTTTGGTGGATTGTCTCGTGAACTGACTTCTTATCTTGGTCAAAGAGGTGTTGATACTAGATTTATTGGAGAAAGTGCTGGATTACTTTGTTCATCTGCTTCTATCCCAGGAAGCAGTCTCGCAACAGCAGACGTTGCAGGGAACTTCATGGGAGTAGCAGAAAAGTTTGTTCATACTAGAATTTTTACTCAACTTGATCTTGAGTTTTATGTTGATAATGAGTATAAGATGATAAAGTTTTTAGAACACTGGATGGAGTATGCTACTAGTGGATCTGGCGTATCAGAAACTGAAGATGGATATTATTACAGAATGAGATATCCTTATGAAGATAAGAATCGTCAGAATGGTGGATATAAGTGCAATCAAACGAAAATAGTTAAGTTTGATAGAGATTACAAAAACGAGATTGAGTATACCTTTATCGGGATGTTCCCAATCAATCTGTCTTCTACTCCAGTATCATATGAAGGATCTCAAGCACTGAAGGTTAGTGCATCATTCAATTTCGAGAGATATATTCCTGGTAGAACATCAAGTAAGAGTATTGCTCAGAAAACCAATAACAATAAAGGAGAAAGTTCTCAAGGATCACAAGAACCAAATGATAGATTCTTAGGACCACCAAAAGCAAGAGGATTAAATTCTCAACAAACACTGGATGAATTGTATCGTGCTGGACGTGATGGTAAAATAAAGTCGGCAACAGAATTCATAGGACCTCTTCAATAAACACAATAAATAATCACAACTGATTTTATTATAGGTTCATCATGCCTTTACCAAAGATTAATACTCCAATTTATGAGTTGGAAATTCCATCTATTAAAAAGAAGATAAGATACAGACCATTTCTTGTTAAGGAAGAAAAGATTCTTATCATTGCGATGGAATCTGAGGATCAAAAGCAGATTACGAATGCAATCAAAACTGTAATTAGTAATTGTATTCTGAGTAGGGGAATTAAGGTTGATGATCTATCAACTTTTGATATTGAGTATCTGTTCTTGAATATTCGTGGTAAGTCTGTTGGTGAATCTGTTGAGGTATTGATTACTTGTCCCGATGATGGTGAGACACAAGTACCTGTAGTTATTAACCTTGATGAAATTGAGGTAGAAACAAATCCAGAGCACAATAAAGATATTGTTCTAGATGAGAGCTTAAGAATGAGAATGAAGTATCCTTCACTGTCTCAGTTTATTAAGACAAATTTTAGTCTTGAAGATGGTGCTGGTGTTGACGAATCATTCGAACTAATTTCATCTTGTGTAGAACAGATTTATAATGAGGAAGAGTCTTGGTCTGCATCTGACTGCACGAAAAAAGAACTTTCAGAATTTATTGAGCAACTGAGTTCTAAGCAATTCAAAGAAATTGAAAAGTTCTTTGATACCATGCCTAAACTTTCTCATACTATTAAAGTTAAAAATCCAAAAACTGAAGTTGAAAGTGAAGTAGTTCTTGAGGGTCTTTCGAGTTTTTTCGCATAGGTATGGCGCATACTGATTTGGCGTCATACTACCAAATTAATTTTGCCTTGATGCAGCATCATAAATATAGTTTGACAGAACTTGAAAATATGATTCCTTGGGAAAAGGAAATATATCTTACACTCTTGCAACAGTATATTGAAGAAGAAAATCTAAAACAACAGCAAAGTAGTGGCATCTAAAAGAAACATTCTCCAATCTGTAATTCTAAGTGGTGTTGATCCTACTACTGGGGAATATTTGTCGCCTGCGCAAAGAAAGGCAATTTTTAGAAAAAGAAATATAAGTTCTGAAAGAGTTTTTGGTAAACCAGGTGCGCTTATTAAAGTTGCACCTTCAAAAATAGCTCCTGGGGTTCAACCACTAGCAGAACCTTCTGGTGCTTTAGTTAAGAGAATTAATATATTAGAAAATCAAGTTTCTTTTCTGACCAAATCCATTGAGAAAGAAGCAGAAGTAGAAAAGCAAACTCAAAAAGAATTTGAAAGAACTTTAGTAAAAGAGGATGAAAAGAAAGCACGGGCTGGAAAAGAAAAAAAATTAGAGAATGGTCTAGGTAAATTACTTAAACCTCTTCTAGCACCAGTAAAAGCATTAGGAAGTAAGACTAAAGGATTTTTAGATACAATATTAGACTTTTTTGGTATTTTATTTGCCGGATGGTTAACTGATAAGGGATTAAATGCAATAAGAGCTCATATTTTAGGTGATGAGGGAGAATTAGAGAGTATTGGAGTAGAAGTTGGTAAAGCTCTAGGTGCCGTTGTTGCTACATTATCAATAATAAATGGATCATTATTTACTATTATTGGAATAGCTGGAGCAATAACTGGCGCTCTTATTTCTGCTCCATTTAAGTTATTGTGGAAAGGACTAAAGGGTCTAAAGGGATTAGTATCTCCTAAGACACCACCTGTTGTAACACCAAAACCTCCTGCTCCTACTGGTTCTGGTGGTGGACCGGGTTCTCCCACTGGACCTAGAGGGAAAAAAACACCCGCAGGAATAGGTGATGCTGCAGATGCTGCTAGAAAAAAATTAGCTCAAGAAGTTCTTGATAAAGGATTAAGTTCAAAGGGTGCTATCATAAATGGAAAATATGTTTCTGTTACATCAGAAGAAGCTACTAAATTATTAGCACCAGCAAAAAAACCTGGATTTTTTCAAAGAATAGGACAAGGATTATCTTCATTTGCTGGAATGGCAAAAGATAAAATAATGGAACAATTGAGAAAAATGGTAGATCCTGTTATTAAACCTATTTCAGGAGCTGCAAAGGGTATTGCTAATAAGGTACTTAATGCTGTAAAGAAACTTCCAGTATTTCCTCAGATTGTCGGTTTCTTAAAGAAACAGGGTATAAATGCAGCAGGTGGACTTTCAAAACTTGGTTCTAGTGCTGCTGGAAAACTTGGAGCAAAAGCACTTCCCTTTATTGGAGGAATAGCAAATCTTCTTTTTGCATATGATAGACTTGCAAATGGAGATTCTTTTGGTGCCGCATTAGAAACCATTTCTGGTATTATGGATTTTGCAGGAGCTTGGCCATTATCTTTAGGTCTTGATGCTTTCTTGTTTGCTAGAGATTATGTTCCGGGAATTAAAGAAAAGGAAAATTCTATCTTTGCTGGGATGGGTCTGGATAAAGCAAAAGGATTTCTTGATAATCTTGGTGGAAAACTTCCAAATTTGGGAGAAGTATATAAAATGGTTACTGGAAAAAATGCGGAGCAACCAAAACCATCTGGTGATGTTCAATTAACTGCACCAAAAAGAGAAGATTTTGCTCCTGGAAGAGACGGTGAGGGAGCATTTAAAAAAGCACAAAGAGAATATAATGCACAGTTAGCATCAAAACCAACACCAGCAGCATCGCCAGCAGCTCCACCACCATCTCCAACTCCACAAATCACACCACCATCAAGTCCATCATTTATTCCTGGACCAGCAGCTGCTGCACAACCACAAATCATTTATAAGAGGGTCCCTTCCTCAGCACAAGGTCAAGGATCACCACTCAAATCTGGATCTGCAACTGATGTTCCAAGTATTCCATCATCTAATCCTGATAACTTCTATACATTATATTCTCAAATGAACTATAATGTGGTAACCTAAAATGGCGTTAATACAAACAGCTGGATATGCAATTGGAAAAATAGGAACAATGTTTTCTCCAAAAACTGGAGAAGGAAATGCTGCAAAAAAGGCAGTTCTTAAAAAAACTAAGGTTAGAAGAGAAGTTATTGCTAGAAATAAAATTGTAGAAAAAAGAAGAGTAGAAAAAAGAAAAAAAATTGAAAAAGAAAGTCTTTTAGAATCGGTAAAAACTAAAGGAAAATCTGGATTAAGTAAACTTCTTAGTGTTTCTGATCCCGGTGGAATTTTTCAAAAAACACTTGATTTTATTGGGATATTGTTACTGGGGTGGATGGTAGATAAACTACCACAAATTATAGATTGGGTAAAAGATTTAATTAAGAGGATAAGACTTCTTGTTAGTAGTTTAAAAAGTCTCATTAAAAATTTTGGAAATTGGTTTAGAGGATTGGGAGATTTATTTAAAGGTACTCTTGATAATATACGAAGATTTGACTTTACTGATAGTCAAGGAAAAGTAAAGAAAGCAATGTCCGATATGGAAAATGCTTTCAAAGGAATGCAAAATGATATTAAAAATGTGCAGACCGCTATTGGTGGAGACGTGGAACAAGTTCAGGGTCAATTATTAGATCCGTCTCAACTTGCTGGAGATACACCAGAAGCAAAGGCATGGTTAGCTACGATTAATTCTGTAGAGGCAAATAATCCAGACAGATATAATACTTTAGTGGGCGGACAAGTCGTTCCTGAATTAACTCAGATGACCATTCAGGAAGTCTATGATATGGCATATGGTAGAGAAGTTGGGAAGGGAAATCTACCAGCAAGATTGGGGGGAAGAGAAGTTACTTATGGTGCAAGTTCTCATGCTGCCGGAGGATATCAGTTCCATCCAGATACAATGCTAGCTCGAGCTAAGCAAACAGGAATGGATCCAAAGACTACTTTATTTACAGCGGCAAATCAACAAAAACTTGCACTAGCTCACTTAGTAAATCTTGGAGTTAATCCAAATCAGGCAATGACTTCTGCTAGTCTAGCAAAAGCTGGATCCACAGCAGGATGGGAAGGTTTAAGTGTTTCTAAGGGTAAAATAACAGAAGCAGCAGCAATGTCCAGATATCAGGGTTATCTGGAACAAGCTGGTGGCGCCGGTGATGGTAGACAGGCTAGAGGTGCAAACCAAACTCCAGCATATCAAAGAGCAGTTGCCGTTGGACGTGCATTAGAAGGACAAGGATATCGCGCATGGCAACATCCAGATTTCAATGTTCACTCTGGATATACTGGATCTGGTAGAGAACGTGTGATGAGAAGAAGTTTTAACTCATACCACAATTATGGAGAAGCACTAGATTATCCATTGTCTCATAATAGTGAGGCACAACTCAATAAACTCGCAGCATATTTCAGACAGAATAAATCTGCATTAGGTGTTGCAGAGATACTTTGGAAAACCAGTGGACATTTTGATCACTTACATGTTTCCTTCAAGGGTGGTGGAAGTATAGATAAAAAACTTGCAGGAGTTCCCTCATTAAAAGGTGCTGGGCAAAGACAAAAGATTGTGATTATTGAAGAAGAACCAGCACCAGCACCAGTGGCTTCGGGTGGTTCTGGTGGTGGTGTGATTATTATCGCCAATGATTCGTTAAATAGATTTATGAAGAATCAACTTCTATCAGAACTAGCATATACCTAAATGTCTGCAGCATCGGAATCTTCAATTTACGAAGAACTAATCCTAGAATCAAATGACCAAAAGAGAACTGTTGATATAAAACAGGGAACGGTTTCTATCGATTACTATGAGGATATTTTCTCACCAACAGTGACTGCGAAGATTAGAGTTGTAAACACTGGAGATTCAATTTCTGCACCAGATTCCAGTGGTAATACTGATGGTCCAAAGCAGTCAATTTATCATGGTCTTCCTTTAAGAGGTGGTGAAAGACTTGCACTTAAAATCAAAGATCAAGGTACAAACAAATCGGGAGAGGCAAAGAAAGGAATAGACTTTTCTTCTACTGCTAAAAAGTATTTGTATGTTTCTAGTATCACTGATGTAATATCCGAAACACAGAGAGAAAGTTTTACTTTGAACTTGGTTTCAAGAGAAGCGATAACCAATGAGACTGTTCGAGTTGCTAAGAAGTATCCAACAGATCTGACTATTGATCAGGCAGTCAATCTAATTCTTAAAGATGTACTAAAGACAAATACAATTAAGAATCCAGATAAGTCAATTAATAAGTATGGTTTCATTGGTAACATGAGGAAACCATTTACTGTTCTTGTATGGTTAGCATCTAAGGCAGTTCCAGATATTGGAAAAAATGCTACTGCTGGATTTTTGTTCTACCAAACTCAAGATGGATTCCAGTTTAAGTCAGTAGATAAATTAACCGCACAAGAATCAAAAGCAACTTATAGGTACACTCAAGTAAATAGATCAAATACAACAGAAAATACCGATTTTGATATTCTTAAGTATAATACAGAGAAGAATCAAAACTTGATTGAGAAGTTGCGTCTTGGTACATATGCTAGTTCAAGGTCTTACTTCGATCCTTTGACGTTTAATTTTTATGGTGGTAAGTTTACTCTTCCAAATTATAAGGATAGAATCAAAAATCTTGGTGGTAAGTCTTTAGAACTTCCAAAGATTTCTAGTTCTTCCAATCAAAGTTTGGGTGAAGTTCCTACTAGAATTTTATGCTCTGTTCTGGATGTTGGAACAATGGATAAGGGTGTATCCAAAGATATAAATGCTGACCCAACAGATTATCAAGCACAGGCTATTATGAGATACAATGTTTTGTTCACTCAAACATTGAATATGATTGTTCCATGCAACACTGAACTCAGAGCTGGTGATATTATTACTTGTGAGTTTCCAAAAATATCTAATGAAGATACTGGAGAATTTGATGCTGAGCAAAGTGGACTATATATGATTAAGGAACTGTGTCATCATTTTGAACCGAACAGATCATATACATCTATGAAGTTGATAAGAGATACTTTTGGTAGACATAAACCATCTAGATAGAAATGATAGAAGAATCTTTATTTAAGACTAATTTTATAGGAAGAGACGGATTCCGTTGGTGGGTAGGACAAATTGCCCCAATAGAAGCATGGGAATCTCAGGCAAATGGTAGTGGATGGGGAAGCAGATACAAAGTTCGTATCATGGGATATCACCCAGATAACGAGACTGAATTAAAGAATGAAGATCTTCCATGGGCTGGAGTTTTGATGCCTGTTACCACAGGAAGTGGTGGTGCTAATGTTGGTGTCAATGGTAAACTCAGACCTGGGGATATTGTCGTTGGATTTTTCCTAGACGGTGATGATGGTCAGATTCCCATGATTATGGGAACTTTTGGTAGAACTGGTGATGTCACGGAGAAATCATATTCTGCACCCTTTGCTCCATTTACAGGCTACACCGATAGAATTAAAAAACCAAATGGAACTTTAAGTGCAAACCAATCTGTTGGTGATAATGCAAATGATTCTAAATCACCAAGAACAGTAGACGGAAAAACTGCAAATAGATTAAACACCGAGAATGGTGGAGGAGGTAAGTCTAAAGAAATTTCTGCATCTTCTGCTATTGGTACCACTATTGTTCTAGCAAATACTTGCGAAGATACATTAGTAAAAGGAATAACTGCGGAAATAAACAATCTTTTGAATAAGATTCAAAATGCTTCAAACGTATTTTTGAATCTTGAAAATGAACTTAACAGATCTGTAAGTGTAATTTCTGGACTTGCAAATGGATTTGTTGGGCAAATGTTCAATAAATTATATGAAAAATTTGAGAGTTTACTTTCCAAAGGATTGGACTTGTTGTACAGAACAACTTTTGGTTCGATCTTAGCATCTACTGGAAATGCTATTGCTGCTCACTTAGGTGGAGTTGCTGCTCAAAAAGCAATGGTCAATCCAGTAAAGTTACTTGAACAAGCAATTGCATGTGTTGCTTCTAAAGTTGTTGAGGGATTAAAATCTACAATCAAAGGACTTCTAAAAGAAGTTGTTAGTAACGTAACTAATTTTGTTACTTGTGCTGGACAACAATTTTGTGGTGCATTTCTGAACAGTATTATTGATAGTGTTGTTTCTGGACTATCATCCGTTGTAAGTGGTGTGTCTAAGATTTTATCCCCAGTATTTAAGATTGCAGACTTTTTAAGAAGTGGTGTTGACCTTTTAAAGGCTATTGGTGGTCTTTTTGATTGTAATCAGGGTAAGAAGAAGTGTCCAGATATCAAAGAAGTTGTCGTTGGAAAGGGTGCAAAGAAATCTGATGGTGAGAAAGACACCTTTGATAAAATTCTTGAAAGTATGAACGTATCAAAGGCAGTTGGTAATTTAGCGTCTGACTTTGAAAGACAATATGGTCAGTGGGATATATTTGGAGATGGCACAAAACTTTCTGATGCAAGTCCATCTTCCACTGGAGGATGTTATACTGGACCATGTTCTGATAAAGGTGGTCCATCTGTTAGAATCTTTGGAGGTGGCGGTGCTGGTGCAGTAGGAAAAGCACTGTTAGGTTCTTTTGTAAATAATGTTGATGGTCTTGGAAATGTAATTTCTGCGACTCAAAAGACTGCTAGCATTATAGGTGTTCAGGTTGAGAATCCAGGATCTGGATATGAGTTCCCACCATTTGTAGAATTTGTTGATGAGTGTGGAAGAGGATATGGTGCTATTGGAAGAGCGATTATAGATTCTGATGAAGGATCAGAAACTTATGGACAACTTTTATCAATCTATATGGTGTCTCCAGGAGAAAATTATCCAGTAGGAAATGATGATCCATACGGCGTTTCTGAGGTTGTAATTAATGATCCTGGTGAAGGATATCTACCAACAGATACAGCGATTGATAGTTTTGGTACACAATATGAATTAACTGTAGATTCTGGAAGAATCATAGCTGCTAAACCAATAAATAGTCAAGTGATTAGTGATATACCAACAATTGACGTGATATCTGATACTGGTGAAGGCGCTCTGCTAAGACCAATTCTCAGAACATTCCCACAAGATCCACAGACGGAAGTAAAACAAGTAATTGACTGTATAACATAAAATGGCGGAAAGACCAAATCAGAATTGGGAAGCAAGACAAATAGATTCTCGTGGTCCTTCTTTTAGGATAGACGTTAAGAATCCCCAAATGGGATTTAATGGTCCTGATCTTTACAACTTTTATTCTACAAATGATAGTAAAGATGTAAATCTAGTTGGTTTTTCTGAAGCTGGAACATATCATATTTACAACGATAGACTTATTGAAATTATTGGTGGATCAAAGAATGAAGAAGATGGATCTATCGACATTAATATTGCTGGTTTGAATGGAGATGTTTGTATTACTGCTGCCAGAAATGGTAGAGTGAGAATTAAAGCAAAGAATGTTCAAATTGAAGCTTCTGAAGATCTTGATTTAAAGGCTGGAAGAAATATAACTCTAAAAGCCGTTAATGGTAGAATACTTCAAGATTCAAATAAGTGTGATATTAAAGCACTAACTGGAAATGCAGCTCCAGAAACATTTGGTATGAAAGTATTTAAAGGTAGTTTCCTTGGACTTGATCTTATTAAGACAGCATTTACTATTGATGTACCACTAATCGGAGGAGTAGAAATTGGCATCTGAGAAACTTACGGGCACTGGTAAAGAAGCCTTTTTTAATGAGAAGGTAACTTTCTATAAAGGAGTTACCATTGAGGGTGATACCGATTTTGGTACTGAAATATCTGTCGAGAAAGATGGAATAAATATTGCAAGTAATATAAAATCATTAAATTTCACTGGAAACGCAGTTTCTTCTGTAAATTTATCGCAAGATACTTCTACAGTTCTCGTTGAAATGACTACTAATATTGATGGAGGAGATCCAGACACTGTGTATGGATCTATAACATCATTAGACGGGGGATCGATCTGATAAATGGCAACTAGAATTCAAATCAGAAGAGGCACAGCGGCAGAATGGGCAGCAGCAAATCCCATTCTTGCCGAAGGTGAGCTCGCGGTTGAACTAGACACTGGTAATCTTAAAATTGGTGATGGAACCACTGATTGGAATTCTCTTTCATATTCTTCTGGTCCTGCTGGTCCTCAAGGTCTCCAAGGCACTCAAGGTATTCAAGGTTATGGATGGCAGGGTACTCAGGGTAGACAGGGTGCTTTTGGTAGACAAGGTACGGATGGAACTCAAGGTAAAGTTGGATTCCAGGGATTAGACGGAATACAGGGACCTCAAGGTCTTCAGGGACTTGAAGGATCTTTTGCTGGACAAGGTGTTCAGGGAACTTCTGGTGAAGGAAATCAAGGACCTCAAGGTCCTACTGGTGAGAAGGGTGATACAGGAACTCAAGGTGCTGGTGGTATCCAAGGATATCAAGGATTGCAAGGAATCCAAGGTAGACAGGGACTTCAAGGTCGTCAAGGTCTTCAAGGATTAAGGGGATCTGGATTTAGATTACTTGGAACAGTAAGCACCGCAACAGTTCTTCCTGGTTATCCAAATTCTTACATTGGAGACAGTGGAGACTCATATATTACTGTAGATCTTGGAGAACTTTGGACCTGGGATGGTGGTTCAAGTCTTTGGAGAAGTGGTGGTACTTTAAGGGGAACACAAGGCGTTCAAGGAACTCAAGGTTTACAAGGATTCCAAGGTCTTCAAGGATTACAAGGTTTACAGGGCATTCAAGGATTCCAAGGTACTCAAGGTCTTCAGGGCGTTCAGGGAAATCAGGGTGTTCAAGGGAACCAAGGAGTTCAAGGGAACCAAGGAGTTCAAGGATCTTTTGGATTACAAGGTATTCAGGGAACTCAAGGTCCACAGGGTACTCAAGGTACTCAAGGTCTTCAGGGTGTACAAGGAACCCAAGGTCTTCAAGGAGTTCAAGGAACCCAAGGTACTCAAGGTACTCAGGGACTCCAAGGTCTTCAGGGTGTACAAGGAACGCAGGGTACTCAAGGATCTCAGGGTATTCAGGGAAGAGATGGTAATTTTGGTGGAGCTACTTTTAGATATAACTTTACAACATCAACTTCTGGAGATCCTGGATCTGGTAAATTAGGATTTAATGATTTAACTATAACTTCAGCAACTATACTTAATATTGATGATACTGATATAGGGTCAACAGATATTCAATCTTATCTGAGAACTATTGATGACTCTACCTCTACAATTAAAGGGCACTTTAGAGTATCCAATAAATTAGACTCTACTGATTTTGCAATATTTGTAATATCTACCGTAACTGAACAAACTGGATTTTTTGAAGTAGAATGTGGATATGTTTCTGGAAGTGCTTCTAGTTTTTCTGCTGATGAAGAATTAATTATTACTTTTGCTAGAACTGGTGATAAAGGAGATAGAGGACTTCAAGGTATTCAAGGCACACAAGGTCTCCAAGGACGTGATGGTGCTTTTGTATCTCAAGGTATACAGGGAATAGCTGGTGTTGGAGTTCAGGGTGGAGAAGGATATATTGGTGCTGATGGTGAGCAAGGTTCTCAGGGTACTCAAGGAAGACAAGGTATTCAAGGACCCGCAGAGTTTTTTGTTCGAACTACATCAACTCAATTTGCATCAACAAATGGACAAAGAGTATTTAATGTAGATTATATAATCAGTGATGGTTATGCTTATATTGATGTTTATGTAAACGGTATACGATTAAGTCCCAGTGAATATGCAGCAACAAATCAAACTTCGATAACTATTTCTGCTGTTGTTGGTCTTTCATCAGGAACAAGAGTTGATTTTGTTACATACACCAGATCCGGACCTCAAGGCACACAAGGTGCTCAAGGCAGAACTGGTCTTCAAGGTCTCCAAGGAGTTCAAGGTCTCCAAGGAGTTCAGGGTACTCAAGGCACTCAAGGAACCCAGGGCACTCAAGGTCTTCAAGGCACTCAAGGAACCCAAGGTCTCCAAGGTCCACAGGGTACTCAGGGTCTTCAAGGCACTCAAGGAACCCAAGGTCTCCAAGGTCCACAGGGTACTCAGGGTCTTCAAGGAGTTCAAGGTCTCCAAGGAGTTCAAGGCACTCAAGGAACCCAGGGTACTCAAGGCACTCAAGGAACCCAGGGTACTCAAGGGATTCAAGGTTTACAAGGATTGCACGGTGAATTTGCTGGTCAAGGTGTCCAAGGTACTCAAGGTCTTCAAGGTCTTCAAGGATCTGGATTGCAAGGTGTTGCCGGTTCTTTCGCTGGTATTGGTCTTCAAGGTTATCAAGGAGTTCAAGGTCTCCAAGGAGTTCAAGGTCTTCAAGGAGTTCAAGGTATTCAGGGACCACAAGGTCTTCAAGGAGTTCAAGGTCTACAAGGAGTTCAAGGTCTACAAGGAGTTCAAGGTCTACAAGGAGTTCAAGGTCTTCAAGGAGTTCAAGGTATTCAGGGACCACAAGGTACTCAGGGACTCCAAGGTCTCCAAGGAGTTCAAGGTCTACAAGGAGTTCAAGGTATTCAGGGACCACAAGGTACTCAGGGACTCCAAGGTCTTCAAGGAGTTCAAGGTCTTCAAGGAGTTCAAGGTATTCAGGGACCACAAGGTCTTCAAGGAGTTCAGGGGTCTTTTGGACTACAAGGTATTCAAGGTATTCAGGGAATTCAAGGTATTCAAGGACCATTGGGTCTTCAGGGTACCACTGAATATTTTTCTAGGATTATCACATCACAAACAGCAAGTTCTGAAGGTCAAACTACTTTCAATGTATCTTATGGTATAGGATACATTGATGTATATGTAAATGGTGTTAAGTTAAATTCTTCAGAATTTACAGCAATTAATGGATCTTCTGTTACTTTAGGTGAAGGTGTTCCTTATGGGACAACATTGGAATTTGTATCTTATTCCAAGGCTGGACCACAAGGTCTCCAAGGAGTTTTTGGTCCTCAAGGGATTCAAGGTTTACAAGGATTACATGGTGAATTTGCTGGTCAAGGTGTCCAAGGTACTCAGGGTCGCCAGGGAATTCAAGGTGTGGTTGGTGGATCTGGATTTGCCTTTGATTATAATCTTCTCAACAATACTCAATCGACAGACCCTGGAGGGGGTAATGTTAAATTTAATAATACAACCATAAGTAGTGCAACTGCAATTTATATTGACGATACTGATAGATCAACGGCTAACTTAGATAATTATATTAATTCATTTGCTTCGGTTCCTGGAACACCTAAAGCTCATGTACAAATAATGAATAAAGATGATAATTCGGAATATGCATTATTTGCAATTAATTCAATAACAGATAATGGTGGATGGTTTACATTTAGTGCTACATTTTTATCATCTAGCCTTTCTGGAAACTTTAGTTCAGCATCTATGGGTGTAACTTTCTCTAGAGGTGGCATTCAAGGTATTCAAGGTTATAGGGGATATCAAGGGATTCAAGGTCCACAAGGTCTACAAGGTCTACAAGGTCTTCAGGGCATTCAAGGATTTCTTGGTCCTCAAGGAACTGCTGCTGGAACAAATGGATTGGGTTCAAGAACGGTTTCAACTAGTTCTCCGACCGGAGGGACTGCTTATGATATTTGGTACCAGTATTAATTTGGATTGATTTGATAAATATCTGTACTAGAAGAATAAAAAACTATTGATATGGGTTGGATAACAAAAAATCTACCAGATGGTACACTAGCTAGATACTGGGAACCAGATGTTCTTCCAGAACCAACTCAAGAGTGGAGAACAGAGCAATCAAAGAAAACTTATTTAAAACCAGATGGAATGGTTACATCTCATCCTGGATGGTTTTTTGGAAATGGAGCACTTGCAACGGATGATTATTTCTATTTCAATCATGAATGGTTAACTATAATTGATGAAGGAAATCCTGGAGAGACTGAAGAAGATGGTGTAAAATATATACACTTAGAAAATCCTTCAAACGAATGGGAAAATACTGATAATTATATAATTAAAAAAACATATAAAAAATATAGACGTGTTTTTACGGAAAAACCAGAAGAAAATTTAACCACAAGAGTCAGACATAATATAATTTACAATCACGATGATTTAACTGCAACAGATGAATATATTGTAGAAAATTTACCTGATATTAAAGTTAATATCATGGAACATATTAAAAAAATCAGAAATTATTTTCTAGATAAAACTGATTATATTATTATCATGGCTAAAGAAAGGGGTTTAAATCTTTCTGAAGATTTTGTAAATTATAGACAGTCTTTGAGAGATGTAACTAGTATAGATCTTGAGTCTTTAAACTTAACTCCCAGTGATATTGCACATTTGATTAGGTTATCTTCAAAAATTGGAGAATTTAATATTTTTCTTATGGATGACGATCGTGTCTTAAATTTATTATCTTTCGTCCCAATCCCAAACAAAACTTACGATGATCCTATTGTTGAAATTTCTGAGGGGGAATAAAATATGTCTATACACGTAAATGATAGTGGTACTTGGAGATCTATTTCTCAACCATATGTGTATGATAATAATATTTGGAGAACAGTATCTAGACAGTATGTAAATGATTCTGGAGTTTGGAAAAAAGTTTTTCCAGACACTGGTCAACTGTATCAAGGTGGAGGGAACGTTACATATGTTAATCAGGCACCAATAGCTAAATTTGAGATTGAATGGTCAACTGCTCAAAATACTGTACTGCAAAATTATGCAATGGTTTATGAAGAACATCCACAACTTTCTTATCCTGGATATTACTGGAAGCAAATTAGTACACCATTTGACATTACACTATCTCGCAATACCAATGCATATGGTCTTGGTGAAGATGGTCTGGTTTATGATCTGACTACCAGCTTATCAGATTATAATGGGACTGCATATCTTGAAACCTTGTATGGCGTTGATGGAGTTGAGTTTGATCAAATTGGCCAAACTCAAGAATATATTTCGTTGGGATTGGCGGGAAACATCATAGGTATTCGTACAGATGGTGTTATTGCTGGAAGCACTCCAATTCCATCAGTAAATTCCAATTGGAAATATATTGCTACTAGTGAGTGGTCTGTAGCAGCAGTCAAAACCGATGGCACTTTGTGGTTATGGGGTGATAATGATTATGGAGGACTTGGAATTTCTGCGGAAGGTGATAGTTCATATACTTACCCCTTCATCGGACCCGGTACTATTCCAACAACATTATGTATTGGTGGAACTAATTGGGATAAAGTAGAATTTTCTAAAAAATCAAGATTTTTTCATGATAATGATTATACCTATCAAAGATATATAGTAAATGAAGACTACCGTGAAAATTATTTTGTCCCAAGAGCATCCAAAACTAATGAGAAATATAATATTCTAGCTTCAAAAACTGATGGTACTTTATGGTCATGGGGGCATGGAGACAGTTTGGGAAGAGAATTTATAATATCTCCAACTCAGACACATAATGCTACTTCTGATTGGGCACAAAACACATTTGGAACAAACTTTAAGTATAGGCATAGTGTCTCCACTAATAATGGTTCTCTCAACATTTCATTCTACGGTGTCGGTTACTTAGCTCATGAACTATGGGTAGATTCTTCAGCCGCAATAAAAACGGATGGAACATTGTGGACTTGGGGACATAATGATTATGACTTATTGGGAGTTACCAATTATAGTGGACCAATTACTAGACCAACACCAATAACCACACATATTGGTGGAACTGATTGGGATCAAGTTCAACTTGGAAATAGATATGCTTTAGCTGTAAAAACTGATGGTTCTTTATGGGCTTGGGGTAATAATCAACATGGTATATTAGGAACAGGTGATCAAATAAATAGAGAGACTCCAGTTCCTATTGACCCAGGTCCGTGGTCTGAAATAGCAGCTGGAAATTGTACTTCTGCAGGAATAAAGAATAATAGGTTATATGTTTGGGGGAATTCTAAGCGGACTTATGAAAGTGGTTCTAATCTAACTCAATCTGAGGCTAATCAAGTGCTGCACGGGCTTGATAGAACTTCTGCATGGACTCCGATAACAACATTTGTCGGTGGAACAGATTGGAAGGATGATTTTGATAATGATAATCCAGAAAGATATGTGTCCATTGGTCCTCATGGAATGTGTGCAATAAAAGATAATAACAAACTGTGGAGTTGGAATAGAGACTATTACAACTATGCTCTTCCCATAGATAATGGTTACCAATCGACTCCGACCACGAACTTCCCCAATAATAGTAGTTGGCAAACTGTTCATATTGGAGAAGACAACGGTATAGGAGTCAAAACCGATGGTACTTTATGGTGCTGGGGTTATAATCGTAATCGTAGGTTTACCTGGTTTTACTCTCAAACAACGCTTTTTAAAACACCAACATCTATACACACTAGTGGATTTACTTGGAAAGACGCTAAGTCATTCACAGGAGTATCATATGTTTTAGATACAAGTAATGAATTGTATTCAATCTATAGTTCTGGACTTAGTCAAGGAAGACCAAGCAATACAAACGATTATAGTGATACTGATGTTAAATGTTTTGATGCTACCAAAACTGGAGCTTACTCTCCCAATTTTTCAGGACATGTGCTTGCTTACGTAAAAACCAATGGAACTCTTCGTACAGCTGGACCTGCGCATCCTGCACGAGGTATTAATCTAAACGTAGGTGATACCCTCGTAGTGGGAACAACTAATACAGAAACTTCTGCTGGTGGAAATAATTGGTCAAGACTTTCTTGTGGTGCAGATCATATCTGTGCAATCAAGACTGACGGTAGTTTGTGGGTGTGGGGAAATAATTGGGCTGGTCAATTGGGAATTAATGATACTGTTGCTCGACTTACGCCAGTTAGATTGGGAACAGCAACTAATTGGAAACAGGTATCTTGTGGGGCAGAATATACCGCAGCAGTAAAAACTAATGGTACTTTATGGGTATGGGGATATGCTGGACCAATAAGAGATAGTATAGAAGAACAGGGTTACTATACAAGACCAACAGAAAGGGGTCATGATAGATGGTTTATTGGAATAGGAAAATTTCCTCAGTCATATAATAAAGGAAGTTGGTTAGATAATAACGACTCGACTAACAGTTATCAAGGATGTACAGGCACCGGAGTATCATATCAATATTATCAATATAAAATTTTAACACCAGTACAGGTTGCTGGTAATAATTGGAGTGTTGTTACAACTTCCAACGCTAATGTTTATAAGGAGTCATATTATTCTCAAAATGAGGAAGGTACAAGATGTGCTCTTGCAGCAACGAAAACGGATGGTACTTTATGGGTATGGGGAAATCGATCTCTTCTTGGAATAGGTGATAGTTGGAGAATTAATGAGGGTACCATGAAAAAGGTTGTGTTCCAACCAATGGAGTGGTATTTTGATTCCAATTTAGAAAACTGGTGTGCAATGAGTTCCAACTATGTGTTACCCACTCAGTGGGACTTTGGCGCTACTGTAAAGCACGTTTCATTAAAGAAAGGGTCTCCTAATAGTACCGATACTATCTCAGTAATAAAAACTGATGGTACTTTATGGATGTGGGGAAATAGTGGAAAATTCAATTTGACATCCACAGCATCATTAAATCAAAGTGGAGTAAGATTATTTGCTCATGATTATGATTCTCAAAATTATGGTAGATCGACACCAATAACAATGTATGGTGGTGGAACTAATTGGAAAAAAGTTTCCATGAGTGATGTTGGTGTAGTAGCAACGAAAACAGATGGTACTTTATGGGTATGGGACAAATCTACTGAGACCAACAGTGGCAATACCCAACGTCCGGTGAAAATAGGTACTAGTACTAACTGGGACGTTGCGGCAAGACATAGACGAGGATGGTCTGCGCTAAAAACTGATGGAACTCTATGGGTTTCTACTGGAGCATATCCTCGCAATAATATTATGACTGGAAATGAGGATATGAATTTTGTAACTCAGATTCCTGGTGGTGGAACTGATTGGTCACTTCCATCTGATGGTGGAAATCATACATTTATCGCTACTAGAGGTAGTTCTTCATCAAACAGAAGATTATATACATGGGCAAACCAAGATCCTTTTGGTGTTGAATATGATGATGGTGGGACAGGTCCTAGACATAATAGACAACCATTACCACCATCTTTAGGGATTTCAGATTTTAGTCAATTTTTTGGTTCATTACCAATCGTATCATCTGGTGGAAATTGGTCCGATTTCTCAGTTTCATTGAACCATGGTGGTGCTATTGATTATAGTGGAAATTTGTGGATGTGGGGAACTAATGAAGATGATGAGCTGGGATTGTCATCTGGTCCAGATGATGTAAAAAGAGTAACCCCAGTATCTGGACCTACAGGACCATGGAGAAAAATATCTTGTGGACGTTCCATGTATATTACTCTATCTAATACAGACTATAATTTGGGAAATTATACACTAGCAGTTAAACAAGATGGAACTCCATGGTCTTGGGGTTTGTTCACTAATAGAATAGGAATTGTTGATTATACGAGATATGAATATACCCCAGATATTACTTATCCAAAGTTGGTACCATTATCAAATATTTCTCATTTTTCCTTCCAAGCACAATTGGGACAAACAACTTCTAGTTACATAAGAACAACGCCAATTCCTGCTACAGGAGGAACAGATTGGAAATTAAACAATACGTCTTCCTCAGAAAATACCATGACTGCTGGAGGAATTGTACTTGGATATTATTCTGGATTTAGTAATCTAGGACCGGATGATAAGTACTCTGCTGACGTGATCTATAGAAACCATACTTATGGTCATGGACCATCAGCCGCAATAAAAACGGATGGAACATTATGGACTTGGGGAGGAATGGAGGTTTACTATACGTGGAACAGTTACCGATATAATGAATTTGACACACCTCCAAGAAGAACTCCACCAACACCAACGACACAATATTCGGGTGGGACCAACTGGAAATCACTTTCTGGTAGAGGTCAGGTATTTGCAGCGATAAAAACTGATGGTACTTTATGGTGTTGGGGTCATAATAGAAATTATCAAGTTGGTAATAATAGTGGTGGCACTGGTTTAGATGTTGTTTCTACACCAGTAACGACTACTACTGGTGGGACCAATTGGAAACAAGTTTCTGTTGGTAACGCGGTAACAGCAGCAGTAAAAACTGATGGTACCTTATGGGCTTGGGGAAATGGTCACCATGTTGGTAAGGGTGTTGGTGTTTATCCTCGCACACCTTCAGAAATATCTGGTGGACCTAGTGCTTGGGATTCAGTTTCTGTCGGATACTATATGTCTGCTGGTATTGGAACAAATGATGTTTTTTATTGGTGGGGGAAAAGAGGAACCAGTTCAAGTAACCATGATTCTTATGATATAAAATATACTCCGGTAGCCGTACAATATGCAGGCACTGGTCTTTCATGGTCTCAATTGTCTGTTGGTCATGATCATCTATCAATAATAAGATCTGATGGTACGCTATGGATGTGGGGCAAAATAAAAAAAGTAGGTGGAGAAACTAGTTATACGGTGCGTAGTATCGCAACAACAGAATTTACTCCTGGAAGCGATTGGAAACAAGTTTCATGTACAGCCGATGGTAATGCAGCAGTAAAAACTGATGGTACTTTATGGGTATGGGGTGTTATGAACTGTGGTTTATCTGGAAACAACACTTGGCCAAATGCACAAAATGGATCTCCTCCAGTGACAATGCAAACATCTAATAGTCTTGAATGGACTAATAGTCCTCAAGAGAATTATTACATATCGGAAACTCCGGTCCCAGTTGCCGGAAATGATTGGGCACAAGTATCTCTTGTAGAAAGATCTATAATGGCTACAAAAACAGATGGAACATTATGGATTTGGGGTGGAAGAACTCAATATGATTATAATATGATAGAATCGGTTACAGGACCTCAAAGAGTTGAACTTGATATTACTACTTCCAGCGTTAAAGATGTAGAATCTTCGGGAGGAACTTCGTTCTGGTTGAAGTAAATAAATAATTGAAAATGATCTTTGTTATTCATGACTGACCCACTTGACCTTGTTGTAAAGACACTAGAAAAATTCGGAGAGAAAGATCTTTCATTACAAGTTCTCGATGCTTTTGGAAAAAAAGCGTCAGACTTTGATCAGTATAATTCTGTTGCAAAATTATTTTTTGAACTTAAAGAATATAATAAAGCAATTCTATTTGCAGAAGAATCTTTAGAATATTGCAATACGGAAGAAGAGAAATATGTTACGACTAAAAATTTAATTAATGCATGTAATAGAAATAACTATCCAGAAAAATCTTTAACTCATATTAGCAAAATAAAATATAAGAAACCACAAGATTATGAACTTATTTTGGAGGAGTCTTTTACTTATACTGCTCTTGGAAAAAGAGAAAAAGCATATCAAATTTTATTTAAATTATTAAAACAAAATATTTCCACTGAAGTAAGAGAAAAAGCGTATCACAATATTTCTGGATATTATTTTGGGAAAGATGATTTACATTCAGGTCTTAGACATTTTTTGGAAGGTGGAGAAAAACAAGCGTATGAAAAACAGAAAACTTTAAACTGTGAAAAATGGGATGGAACTATTGTTCCCGGACAGACACTGCTTATAGATTCTCAGTGTGGTGCTGGAGATGAGGTTATGCATGTAAGATTTGTGAGAAAAGTTAAAGAATTGGGTATGAATCCAGTTTGGTTAACGGTAAGAAAAGATTTGCAAAATATTTTCAATTACAATAATTATTATGCAGAAAGTTATAATAATGAGACTTTAAGATCAAAACTAAAAGATTCTAAGTGGGTATATACATTATCATTACCATATTATCTCAATATTGGTGTTAAAGATCTTGGAAGAGATCCTTACTTAAAACCTCTTCCAGAAAAGCAAAAAAAATATTCATATCTTAAGAGAAATAAAAAATTTAAGATAGGTCTATTTTGGGATTCTGGATCAGGATTTGAACAAGCACATTTTAGAAAAGTGGATGATGAAAAGTTATTCAATATCTTTGATAATCGAGATGTATCATTATATTCACTTCAAATGAGTGATAAACAACCTCCAGAAAAATATAAAAAAATTGTCAAAACTTTTTATGATCCAAATAGAAATTTTGAAGATACATTTTCAATTATCGACAATATGGATTTGATAATTACTTCTTGTACTTCCGTTGCTCACATAGCTGCAGCGATGGGAAAGGAAGTTTGTGTTATTCTTTCTATTATGGAATTTTATGTTTGGATGGGATCTACAGGAAAAACTTGGTGGTATGGTGATAATGTTCATTTATTCAGACAGAAAAGACCTAGAGAATGGGATGAACCTTTACTAGAACTAGAGAGTTTCTTAGATAATATTAAAATGTAACTTTTTGTAGTATAATAAAATAATTGGATAGAATGAAATGAAAAAAGCTTTAGTTACTCTGGACATTAAGTACAATAAAAATATTACAAATATAACATATCCATACATGAGAGAGTATGCGAAAAAAATAGGTGCCGAATTTATTATCATATCCAAAAGAAAATTTCCACATCTTTCTGCTAACATGGAGAAATTTCAATTGTATGAAATTTCAAAAGATTATGACTGGACAATTTTCATTGATGCAGATGCTTTAGTTCATCCAAATTGTCCAGATTTAACAGAAATATATCGAAAAGATTATGTTGTTTTTAATAGGTGTGATTACTACCCATTTCGATTTAAACACAATAATTATGTGAGGAGGGATGGAAGAAACCTAGGGGCTACCACTTGGATTTGTGCATTTAGTGATTGGAATCGTCATTTGTGGAAACCTCATGAAGATCCGAATCAATTTCTAGATCAAATCAATCCAATGGATTTAGAAAAAAATTTTGGATATACTTCAAGTCATATATTGGATGATTACATTGTTAGTCGTAATATTGCTAAGTATGGTTTAAAAGTAGAAACTTTTTGCGATATGATCCCAAAAGACACTATGGGTGAAATAAATTATTGGTTTACACACAATTTTTGTATATCTGAAGAAGAAAAATTATCGTCTCTTAAAAATGCTGATAATTATATAAAAAATGCTAAATTTGAAGCACAATTAAAAAAACAAAAACAAGAAAACACAGAAAAATTTTGGAGTTGGTAAAATGAAGTTTTTATTTTTGGTTGGTTCTGCTATAAAACATGTAAAAGAAGATCAATATAGTTATTACAGCGAACAAGAACGATTTGAACAAACCTTAGAGACCATAGAGTCTATAAAAGAAAAAGTTGAAGATCCGTACATTGTTATATTTGAGTGTTCAAGAGTAAAAATTTCTGATGAGCATCAAAAAATACTAGAAGAAAAATGTGATTTGTTTTTAGATTTATCTAAAGATAAATCTATGGAAATTTTATATAGTAATCTGGATAATTTTTCATCTGGAGTAGTTTTTGGAAAGTCTTTATTAGAAACCAATGGATTTTTTAATTGTTTAAATTATATTGGAGAAAATAATCTATTCACAGACACTACAAGAATATTTAAATTGACTGGTAGATATGTTTTAAATGATGATTTTCAGATTAAAGATTATGAAAGTAATTTTTTAGTAGGAAAATATATCTTGAAAAATTATAATTATTCTGAAGAAGAAAAAGTTGATTTTGATCCGGGATCAGAATTGAAAAACGTATATGCATACTTATATGGATGTGATGGGTCAACAATTACTGGATTATGGTCTTTTGATAGAACATTGTATTATGATACTATGAATGCTCTTTCAAAATCATTAAGATATATGGAACAAATGATACAATATACCTCTGGAATTGATATTGAACATTCATTATATAAGTTTATAGACAAAAAAGATGTTATTTCTGTAAACAACTTAGGTCTCACTGTTAGAAAGGGGTTGAATGGTGAAGTTAATAGAACATATAATCTATGAAAATAGCGATTTTCTATCATATAACTCAAATGGGAATGGGTGCTTTTATATACCAATCCCAACTTCACAGATTATATGCTTCAGGTCTTATAAAATCATCTGACTATATTTTCTTTGGAGTAAATGGTGATAATGAATTATTCAATGTTCCAGAAAAAGTCACAGTTAGAAAAAATAGTAATCAAAAAGAGGAAACAGAAACTTTAATTTCTTTGCGAGATTTTTGCAAAGAAAATGATGATTATAAGGTTCTTTATTTTCATATGAAAGGTGTTTCAAAAGAAAGCATCACTGGTGAAAGTTGGAGATTAATGATGGAATACTTTGTTATCGATAATTGGAGAAAATGTGTAGCATATCTTGACTCTTATGATGCTGTTGGTATAAATCTGAAAGAATTGGGACCAACAGTATGGAGTGATGGAACACGGTCTTGGGAAAAAGCAGGAACAAAACACTTTGTTGGAAACTTTTGGTGGTCTAATGCATCTTATATAAATCAATTAGACAATTCTTTTTTATATTCTGATTTTAGATTGGATAGGGAATTTTGGATTGGTACTGGTAAAGGTAAAATGAAATCTTTATATCAACCTGAAGATCATCAACCATATGAATATTTCTATAAGGAGGAGGATTATGTTTCGTGATTGTGGAGAATGTACTGCATGTTGTACATGGATGGTTGGAGAAGCATATGGTAATAAATTTGGTAATGGAATTTCTTGTAAATTTTTAAAAGAATGTGGATGTGGAATTTATGAAGATCGTCCGCAAGTTTGTAAAGGATATCAATGTGCATGGAGTCAGTCTTTATTTCCAGAAGAAATGAGACCTGATAAATGTGGTATAATTGTTTCTGTAGAATCTAATGAAAAGCGTGGACAATATTTAAGAGTGGTTATCATGGAAAATAATGAATATACTGAAAAATATAAAAGTTATCTAAAAACTTGGAGTAAAAAAATGAATACTCCTGTTTTAATTGGTTAATTTATTTTTGCAATACTATGTTTAATTATCAAATTTTACCTAATACTGGGGTAACAACAGGAATACTTCCAGACTATCTTTATGATATTGTTATGGATGAAGTTGAAGAAATTAAAAATGACTGGTCTTCTTACCATCATCAAAAATGGAATGATGGACTGGCTGGAAATATAGAAAAGCAGTATGGTATTCCAAAATCACTCCCATATCTAGAACCTTTCCTGAGTGAAATGTGTGTATCATATACTAAAACGTGTGATCATCATGGGATCCAAAAAGAAGGGTTTCGTTTTGACTCTGAAAGTCTTTGGGTCAATTTTCAAAAGAAAAACGAATTTAATCCGATTCACCATCATACTGGTACTTTTAGTTTTGTTTGTTGGTTAAAAATACCATACAATTTGCAAGATGAATTGAATGCGCCACATGTTAGAGATGCTGGTAATAAAGCTGCCTCAGCATTTCAATTTATCTATCCAAATACTCTTGGAAGAATAACACTAGAAACATTGTATGTTGATAAAGATTGGGAAAAAAGAATTATTCTTTTCCCTGCAGATTTATCACATTGTGTATATCCATTTACGACTAGTGACGATTATAGAATTTCTATTTCTGGTAATTTATCATGAGTAAGATTAATGTTTATCTTAGACATTGTTATTATTCTAAGATACAGGAATCTCCTGGTAAAGAAAGACCTCCATGGTGGGACAAAGAAAAAGTATTTAAAAACTTTAAAAATACTTTAAACAAGAAAAATACAAATTATACGATAATATATGATGAACACTATGGAAAAATAAAAGATACATTTTTATCCGATGAAGAAAATGTTCATGTAATTAATTGTGGTGGAGAAGCAGAAAGTTTCTTACAAACACTAAATTATATCAAAAATCAAAATCATAAAGATGATGATATAATTTATTTCTTGGAGGATGATTATATTCATCAACCTGGTTGGGATAAAATATTGCTAGAGGGATTTTCTCTTCCAGTTTCATATATTACTTTGTACGATCACCGAGATAAGTACGGAGAATATTATAAAGACTTTAGAACTAAAATATTAATTACAGATTCTTCTCATTGGATGCCTGTTCCATCTACAACACAAACGTTTGCAACTAGATATTCTACTCTAATTGAGGACTTTGAAATTCAAACTAAATATTCAACAAATGTAGAGCCAAGTGCAGATCATCAAAAATTTTTGCACTTAGCAAAAGAAGGAAGAATTTTAATATCTTCAATTCCTGGTTATTCTACACACTGTCAATCAAATCTATTATCTCCCTGCATTGATTGGGGAAAGCTTTTATAAGAGGTAAAAAAATGGAAGTAACACTTTATGCTATTTGCAGAAATGAAGAAAAAAATGTCGAAAAATTTGTAAAAAATTCAAAACTTTTTTCAAACACAGTTGTTGTTGATACTGGTAGCACTGATAATACAGTAAAACTTCTTCGTGATGCTGGAATTACCGTTCATGAACGTATACAGGACAGGGAAAAATTTAATTTCTCCAACGCAAGAAATCAAGCTCTTTCTTATGTTGAAACTGAGTGGGCATGTTCTTTAGACTTTAATGAAGATATAGAGGATTTTAATCCAAATATGCTGGAAAGTGTTGAGAAAGATTTTACCCTATTCCAACATGAGAGATATGATAAGTTGGAAGGAGAAGATGAACCGAGAAAAGGATCGGCTGCTCATCCCAGAATACATAGGACTAAAAACTACAGATGGACAAATGCAGTTCATGAATTTCCATTGTTTGTTCCAACGGCAAAACATAAGGAAGAATGTTCTGTAAATACAAATATTAAAATAACAAAAGAAGTAGTAGAATCTGTAGATAAACAGTTATTTTACTTATCCATTTGTGAAAGAGAAGTTAATAAGAAAGTTAAAAATGCTGCTTATTACCTTTGGTTTATTTTTATGCATTATTATAAAGTTCAAGATTATGAAACTTGCCTAGAACATGGACTATCTTTTTTGAGTTCTACAGTTGCATATTTTGATTCAAATAGAGTAGCAGCTTTTAATGTTCTTTCTGAGGTTGCAGAAAAATTAGGTAATGAAACCCTATCTGGAAATTTTGCATTTCATGCAGTAAGTGAATCGATGAGTATTTTAGCAGCATCTGAAGATAATAAAGTGGATAATTCTCACTTTATTGAATCATCTCTCGTTTCATTATTAAAATTTGGAATAAAAATGTCAAGTCCAGATATTGTTCTTTTTTCAACTCATCTTTCTAAAAATTCCAATCCCCAATATAAAGACCTTAGAAGACAATCTATTGAGATTCTACAAAAAGAATTAGAAAATTCTGATGAAGATTGAAGTTCCAATGTCTATTGGTGATCTTATCGATAAGATCACCATTCTTGAAATAAAGTCATTATTTTCTGATAGTGAGTATATTAAAAAAGAATTGGAAGAGTTAAATCAAATAAAGAGTACTATTACTCAATATATTTTAGATTGTGAAATAGAACTCAAAGGAGTAAATGAAAAACTTTGGAAAATAGAAGACAAGATTAGAGAAAAAGAAAGACTACATGAGTTTGATAATGAATTTATTGAACTTGCGCGTAGTGTTTATATCACTAACGATGAGAGATCTCGAATAAAAAAAGAGATCAATGAGAGAACCAATTCTCAGTACAGGGAGGTAAAGATTTATTAATGGTCTCGGAACCCCTTGACGCCCAGACCAAAATCCCTTATAATATATGGGTAATCAACGGAACACCATGAGCAACACTGAATGCGTCCAAGGCATCGTCATTGATGTCTGCACTCGCTCCTTCCTCCTTCTGAGTGATGAAGGTAATGAAAAGATGGTAAATTGTGATACCGTTCAAGAATTTATGAATGTCCTTGATGTAGTGACTGCTAATCTGGAACCCCACCAGATTGAGTATGCAGACCTCGCAATTCAAGGCGAAGAATACTGATAAATATCAACAACTATGGAAGTTTTTACTTTGAAAGAGTGGGAAGAAAACTTTGATGCTCTCCTAGAACGTGTAGAAAACGGAGAGCACATTGGAATTGTAAGAGAAGACGGCAAGGCAGCAGTTATGATACCAGCAGATGATGAACTTTTCCGAATATACACGGAAAACAATAACGAAGCATCGTAGTTCATCTGCGGGAGTATAGCTTAATGGTTAGAGCGGCCTGCTTATAACGGGTTAGTCTGGGTTCAACTCCCAGTACTCCTATTGCTCCTTTAGCAATCTGGTGAATGCAGCGAACTCATAATTCGCCTGAGGCGTGTTCGATCCACGCAAGGAGCACCTACGGGACGGTGGCGGAATAGGTAGACGCACCAGACTTAAAATCTGTTGGGCATTGTGCCCGTGGGGGTTCGATTCCCCCTCGTCCTACTGTTTAAATTGGAACAATGTGGTCAGATTACTCCAATTACTTAATAAACACTCTCAATCTCACTGAAGATTTTTCAAATTATAAATTTGGAAAAGACAATATTGTTTTGAGATCAGCAAAATATAGTGGAGAATATATTTTAAAATCAAGAGAGACTGGTATTGTTGGTGGAGAAACTGATATCTACAACAATATTGTATATCCAAAGACAGGACAGAACCTTCCATGTTTAGGTATGGATTTGATGTGTTTCTTTGAGAAGAAGGTTATCATTGTATTTGATTTTCAACACCCTACACCAAATTATGATTGGGATAATTCTTTTATGAGGGATAATCTTGGTGAGATGTTAGATAATACTTCGAAAGATATTAGATTCTTTCAAGCGGGCAATCATTTCTCAAGATACATCTATGTCCGTAAATGTACAAGAGATGAAATACCAGAACATCTAGATAATTTTAAAAAATATGTTGATGTTTATAAAAAATTACTAGAATCTCGAAAACCAAATGGTAATGATACCCATAAGTATTCAGATCTGGACAAATATATGATCGATCTAGATCCTGTTGGTGGGTATATGGAAAGTAAATTTGATAAATTTATTGCTAAGAGATATGTCAATGACTTCCTTTTCCCATATTCCACCCCACAATAAATAAAACAAAACCCACAATCTATGTCTTATAGAATCGATACTGCATACTGTTGGTATGATAACTGCAGTATGATAGTGAAGATATACTTTATCAATCAGGTTCCTTTCACCTTTGATGAATTACCTGATGGACATTTGTATGATCATGATCTGTGTAAAGAGGCAGATAAGAATCTATCCTACGAACCAGAAGACTTATATAGAAGCTCTTTCTATTTGATAGATGAGGAAGTTCATCCTTGCATGTTTCCAATAGAATTAGAGAATCCTGAAGATATGCCTGACGAAATGGAATATTATCATGACGAGGAAGATTTGATGGGATAAATAAAACATAGAAATCCCATGGTCGTTGCAGTCCGATGCCTCTTAATAAGTTAGATAATTTTATCAAAAACACTGAAGGTCGTATTCTTTATGTAAATCCATACGATATAGATTCAACTGATTCAATCTCAAATCAGGGAAATTCATTAGCATCACCTTTTAAAACAGTTCAAAGAGCACTTTTAGAGGCTGCTAGATTTTCATATGTTAGAGGGAACAATAATGATCTTGTAGAAAAAACAACGATTTTATTATTCCCAGGTATTCATACCATTGATAACCGTCCAGGATTTGCCCTCAAGAATGTTTCTGGAACAGCAAAGGCAATTTCCCCATCTGGATCAGAAACAATAGCATCGGAAACTCTTACATTAGACGGCAATTCTGTTTTTGATTTAGCGCAAGAAGATAATATTCTCTACAAGTTTAATAGTATCTATGGTGGTGTTGTAGTACCAAGAGGTACATCAATCGTTGGTTTAGATCTTAGAAAGACCAAGATTAGACCAAAGTATATTCCAAACCCAACAGATTCTGCTGTTGATAAATCTGCTATTTTTAGAATTACTGGTGCCTGCTATTTCTGGCAGATGTCTTTCTTTGATGGAGATCAAACAGATTTAGTATACACAGACCCTGCAGACTTCTCTGTTTTAAATCAATCAACACCACTGTTTTCTCACCACAAGTTAACAGTATTTGAATATGCTGATGGAGTAAACACTCCTTCTGGTTATGATCTTACTGATCTTGATATGTATTACAGTAAGTTATCAAATGCCTTTAATCTGGCATCTGGTAGAGATATTGATCAGAAATATCCTAGTGATTCTTTAGGTTTCAAGAGCATGAGACCTGAATATGAGATTGTTGGAGCATTTGCATCAGATCCTGTTAATATTTCTAGTATTATTTCCGGAGATGGAATAACACCATCTACAGTTGTTACGGTAACAACTGCATCTGCACACAATTTAACTTCAGAAACACCTATTAAAATTAATGGGTTAAGAGTAGAAGACTTTAATATTTCAACAAAAGTTCAGAATGTACTAAGCCCCACACAGTTTACATATCTTCTTCCATTTGTAAGAGTTACTTTACCAGCTAATCCAAGTGCTTCTGGTGGAACAGTAACTGTTGAAACTGATACCGTTTCGGGTGCTTCACCATACATCTTTAACTGCTCCCTCCGTTCCGTATATGGTATGAACGGAGTCCATGCAGATGGTAAGAAAGCAACTGGATTCCGTTCAGTCGTTCTCGCACAATACACTGGTGTTTCTCTACAAAAAGATGATCGTGCATTTGTAAAATATAATCAATCTTCAAGATCATATGAAGGAATTGGTATATCTAAAGTTACTGGAGCAACATTAACCTCAGAAGCATCCTCCACGAATCCAAGCACAGTCTATCACTTAGACTCTGATGCGATTTACAGAAATGGTTGGGAATCTGCACACATTAAATGTTCTAATGATGCATTTATTCAGGTAGTTTCTGTATTTGGTGTTGGATTTGCCGTTCATTTTGAGGGACAATCTGGTGGTGACCAGTCAATTACAAACTCCAACTCAAACTTTGGACAATTTTCTTTAAGATCCCAAGGATTTAAGAAAGAATCCTTTATTAAAGATGATACCGCTTACGTAACTTCTATTGTATCTCCAAGAGCTATTCAGTCTTCGGAGGATGACATTGATTGGGTATCAATTGATGTTGGTTTAACAACTTCTATCGGGAAACCGAGTCAATTATATCTTTATGGTTTTGACTCTATTGATGATGTTCCACCAGATATAACTCAAGGTTATAAAATAGGTGCGAAACAAAAAGATAAACTTTATGTAAATCTTATTGGAATAGGAACTTCATCAGCAAACATTTACATGTGTGATACCTTTAATGGTACTGATGCTGGAGGAACAAATAGTTCTAAAAAAGAGTTTGTCGTTGATAGTTTAGCATCAAATATATTTACATCTAGTTTCAACCACCAATTTAAAAATGGAGAAAAGGTTAGAATTATAAGTGATGATGCAGATTATCCAGAAAATCTGGATGAAAGAACACTATATTATGCAATTACTAATGAAGTAGACTCTGGTCTGACTGGAAAACAAATAAAACTGGCGAGTTCTGCTAACAACGCAGCTCTAGATAATGAACTCACGGTTTATGGTGGAACTAACCTCTCTATCATAAGTATAGTATCTGATAAAAAGAGTGGAGACGTTGGATCGCCAATTCAATTTGATACTACCAACAATAATTGGTTTATACATACAGATTCAAACTCAGATATCTACACAGCATTAGCAACTAATGGTGTTGCTGGAATTGGAGAAAGAACTGAAGTTTCTTTCATAAAGAGATCTCCAGATACAAGAAGTTTAGATGAGAAGATTTATAAGTTGAGAGTAGTTATTCCTAAGGAAGCTACAAACTCTAGAGATCCTGTAGAGGGATTTATCGTTCAAGAATCGAGTACAACAGGAGTAAGAAATAATCTAGACTTTACTTTAACAAGCATTGCTTCTACAGATCACCAGTATAATAGAAATCCAAGATTTATTAGTACATGTAGCACATCTGTAAATACAGTAACTGTAATTTCAGAATTGCCCCATAATTTAAATGTTGGGGATCAAATCATTGTTAAGAATGTAACTAGTACATCTAACACTGCTGGAACAGATAATATTGGATTTAATGGAACTTTCGAAGTTGCTTCTGTTGTAAATGATCTGACTTTTACACATTCTATTGTTGATGTTGATGGTACAACACATACAACAGGATCTTTTACAAACGACACTAGTTCTAGAACTATATCTCTACCAAGATTTGAAAGAAATGATCTTAAATCAAACTATTTTGTCTATAGAAATGAGGTAATCAGTCCATATATTGAGAACGTTCAAGATGGTGTCTACTATCTTTATATTCTCAATTCTAATAATGCTGTACCAACCGAATTTACAGATACAAAATATAGTCAGAATGTTGTTGATCTATATCCACAACTTGATAGAGACAATAACGAAGATAACCCCCCTTCAGCCAAATCATTTGCAAAGAGAGCACCTCTTGGTGAAGTATCAACAAATGATCTAAAGAATTCAATCACAAGAGAAACTACCGATCTCTTTTTACAGGACTTTGGAAAGGGATTATCCATAAGTGCAGTAGCAGAAACTTCAACAACAAACGTAGTTACATTTGATAGGCGTCATGGTCTTTCAGGAATCACAACATACAGTTCATTAACTGGTGGATCTGGTCATACAAATGGAACTTATTATAATGTTAAGTTGTATAATAATGTTTCTCTTTCTTCATGGGATGGTGCAACAGCAAAAGTTGTTGTTTCTGGTGGAGCTGTAACTGGATTAAACATTCAGGCTCCTGGATCTGGATACTTAAATGGAGAAACTCTTTATGTTGATTCTGGTGTTATTGGTGGATCTGCAGATGCAACGATTACTTTAGCAACATCTGGTATCTCAACTAATGTTGGTGATGTAGTACAATTTACTGGAGCAGGAACAACTTCAGATAATTACTATAGAATTTCTTCGGTTCAGTCTGCTGTTCAGGTAGCAATCGCTAGAACTGCTGGTGATCCATCCATAACAACAGGTCAATATGCTTTTGTTGTTGGTCCATCAGTATCTGTTGTAAGTTCAACTTATAATACCAATACTGGTATATCAACATTTAATTGTTCCGGTCCACATGGATTACTCTCGGGCAATAAGTTTAGACTTATTGACTCTAGTAATAATAATTTGGGAGACTATATTGTAAATACCAGAGTTGGTGTTAATACATTTACTGCTGTTACAAATGCATCAGTTTCTCCAAGTTATGTTCTGAAGCATGGTCTTTCATCAAATGATGCTGTTGCAGATTCTAGCATTGAAAATATTGGAGTTAGAGATACTTTCTTCTACAGTGGTGAGACATTAACGGTTGTATCTTTTACAAGTGATACTCAAATTAGAGTAAGTAGCCCAGTTTCTGGTATTTCTACAACTAAGAGATTTGAACTTGGATCATACATCCAGATTGATAGTGAGGTTATGAGAATTACCAGCAGCACTTTAAGTGGATCTGGTAATGATGAAATCACTGTTGTTCGTGGTGCATTAGGAACAACTAAAACAACACATGATAATGGATCTCTAATAAGAAAGATTGATGTAGTTCCTATTGAATTCAGAAGACCCACTATTCTTAGAGCTTCTGGTCATACATTTGAATATCTTGGATATGGTCCTGGTAACTACTCTACTGGACTTCCCCAGGTACAAGTCAAGACATTGAATGAGGATGAAGAGTTCTTAGTACAATCTCAAGAAACTTCTTGTGGTAGTATTCTCTACTCTGGTATGAGCAGTAGAGGTGATTTCTATCTGGGTAATAAGAAGACAAACTCGGCAACTGGACAGGAAAAAACATTTAAGATTCCTGTACCAACCGTTACTGGACAAGATCCATCTAGATTAAGCGTTGTATTTGATGAAGTTATTGTTAAAGAAAGACTTCTTGTTGAGGGTGGAAATTCTGGTACCGTTCTTTCAGAATTTGATGGTCCAGTAACTCTGAATAAGGAAGTTAAATTTAATGATAATGTGCTGGTTAAGGGTAACATAAAAGCAAATGGTATCGTTGAAATTACAAATACTTCACAATCAACTACCAAAGATAATGGTGCATTCATAATCAATGGTGGATTAGGTGTTGAAAAGAATATTAATGTTGGTGGAAATGCAGCAATCACTGGTGATGCTTCAATCACTGGCGACACTTCAATCACTGGAGATACTACAGTCACTGGAAATCTAATAGTCAGTGGAATAACAACCATTAATAACAATGTATCAATTAGCGGAATTACTACAATAAGTAGTCTCCTTGATGCAAATGGTGGTGCAACGATTGATAACATTAGAATTGGTGTTACCAATGATAATGAAATCGATACATCAACTGGTAATTTAACGATCGATTCTGATGGTGGAACTGTAACTGTTGATGATAATCTTTCAGTATCAGGCAATGCTTCAATTACTGGAACATTAACCGTTAATGGAAGCACAACTTTAGGTGATACGTCTGCAGATTCCACAACAGTTAATGGTGATCTAAATGTAACTGGTGATATCACTGCATTCTATACTTCTGACGAGAGATTTAAAGATAATATCAATCCAATTGAAGATCCACTCTCCAGAGTTTTAGGTATTAATGGTGTTACATATGACTGGAATGAGGAGTCTGGTAAAGAAGGTAATGATGTTGGTGTGATTGCTCAAGAAGTTCTTAATGTTTTACCTGAGGCTGTTATTTTAAGGGACAATGGTTATTACGCTGTTGACTACGTAAAATTAACACCTTTACTTGTTGAAGCCATTAAGGAACTTTCTGTTGAAGTTAGAGAACTTCGTGGAAGAATAGAATCCCTTGAGAATAAATAACTTAAAAACCATATAAAATGGCAAATTTCAGAAAATCATTTAACTTTAGAAGTGGTGTTCAGGTTGATTCTGATAATTTTGTAGTAACTCCTTTAGGACTGGTTGGAATCGGGACCACGGTTCCAACTCAGTTATTAGATGTTAAAGGTACAGCAACGGTCAGTGGTCTTGTAACAACAAAAGATCTTTATGTAAGTGGAATATCTACTTTCAATCAGGTAACAGTTAGTGGAGATACAGTAACAGCTGGAGTTGTAACTGCATCATATCTTTATGGTGATGGGTCTGGATTAACCAATATTCCAACTTCACAATGGGTAGATACTGATGTTGGTTTAGGATATACATCAATCTATGCTGCTGGTAGTGTTGGTATTGCAACAACCGATCCAAGATACACTCTTCAAATTGGAAATGATCCAACTGTTAGTGGTCAGTATGGAGTCGGAATTAGTTCTTCTGGGGACATTTATGCGGCTGGTATTGTAACAGCAAAAAGATTTATTGTAAGTGGTGGAGTAGCAACATTTGAAAATGTAAATGTTTCTGGTGTAACAACCTTTGGTCCTGGACTTACTGGCGATGATGGTGATATCGATTTCCAACACAATGGAGCAACTCGTGCTTATTGGGATAGTTCTGCTGGTACTTTAAATTTCAAAGACGGAGACGGCATTACATTAGGAACTAATGAGGACTTTTCAATATCGTTTGATGGTTCTAATACATATCTAACAAATAAAAGCACTAATGGTGCTTCAGACTTATACATCCAATCTGATGAGATTCTTCTCAGAAGATATGATGGCGGACAAACAATGGCTCAGTTTACTGAGGGTGGATCGGTTAAGTTAAATTATGCTGGAGTCACTAAGATTCAAACTACATCTGATGGGTCTTCTCTTTCTGGTGATGTAACTGTTAGTGGGCAACTAAATGTTGGTATTCTCACCAGTACTGGTGCTGCAGTCATTGATGGAATTAATATTAATGCAAAGTCTTCTACAAATACACATATAGGTAAACTTGCTGGTAATGCACTTACAGGTGGGCAGCAGA